GGTAAAAACCTAGTCAACTTACAACTTCTTGCTTAATGCAAGAAGTAAGTTAACTAGGTTGACTACCTCGGAAAGTTGGTATGGTGAAGTTGACTAGATGAGGAGTTGAGGATGGCTACGAAGAAACTTACGGATAGGGATGAGTTCCCGTCTGACCCGTTCAAGGTGTTCCAGCATTCGCTCATGGTTGAGATGGAAACCGCAAAGATGGAGCATGAGAAGGTTTACGGGATTGACCGAGTGATCGACCTGGTGGATGCCGAGTTCCGCAGAAAGTTCAACGCGCAGCGGGAGCGCATCTGGGATGCAAGCCAGGCGCGTGACGAGGAGAGGCTAGAGAAGGCCATCAAGGGAATGATCGCGGCGTACAAAGCGCTCACCAGGTGGGCGGTTGAGTCAGGCATTGAGCAGATGCCTAAAATCGATTTCATGGAGCACCGTATGAAAGACAAAAGCATGATGGTTATCGTTAGGGACAAAAATATGGCGACCTGGTACGGGCAATTTTGCAAAGAGACGGGATTACGCTCGGTCTGGACACTCGCGGAACTTGAGGTGGTTATGACGGGTCCGACGTTGACTCAGGTACGCGAGATCAAAGCAGCACTGCCAGGTACAACAATGGTTCCCGTGACGCCGCAAGGAAGCAGCGGGTTCGAGGACATGGAGAACGACATCGACATCAGCAAACCATTTAAGGGTGGCAAGTTATTCGACACAAAGGCAGCAGAAAGGGAAAGAGATGAGCGCAGGACGTGATTTATGGGATGAGGTGGTACTCAGGGTGCTTGCCACAACGAAAAACGCTTGGAGGGTCATCTGATGCCTGGTAATCCGAAAGTGAGAGCCGATATCGCGCTGCTGGAAGACATCGATGACGAGTTGATCCTGTCGATGTTTGAGGAAGGGCGCAGCAAGGCAGACATATGCCGTGGCCTAGGCATCGGACGGCGTGCGCTCGACACTTGGATATCGGACAACGACTATGAAACTATAATTACACGCGCGCGGGTGGAAGCGGCCTCGCATTTAGCCTGCGAGACACTCACCATAGCGGACAACATGGACGTCGACAATGGCCAGCGCGACGTGCAGCGCATCCGGACGCGCCAGTGGCTGGCCGAGAGGTGGGATAGGAAGACGTACGGCACTGACAAAGCGAGCCAGGTCAACATCAGCATCCAGGGTTTGCGCATGGAGGCGCTGCGCCACGTCGAAGTGGTTGAGCAGTTATCCACAGACCAGATGCCAAAGTTATCCACAGATTGAGTGCATTTGCTTAAAGATTAAGCATAAACACGCATAAACACCCGTTCTAACTTCACATAATGGACACTGTATCAAATACACATTGTGGAATTAGTGCTGACGATCAGCATAATCATCAATGGAATCAACGGGTTACGCGTACCACAGCCCAGCGTCAGAGGGGACGCACAGCGTGCTGAGTTATCCACAGGCTGCAGATCGTTTGTTCGCTGCACGAACTAACCTGGCCGTGGCCGCCCGCCCCCCCCCGTCTGGCCGTGGCGGCGGGGCGGTTGTGGCAGCACCTAAACACCTACCGAATGTCCTATTCCACTGACCCCCTACCCCCCACCTGACTACGCACTATGGCTACAAAAAAAAATTTGGAAGTTCCCGAGAACCCGTTTATCGAGTTCGCCCTGCGGTATCGCAACGACCCAACTCTGTTTGTGCGCGAGGTGCTGAACACCGAGCCTGATACTTGGCAAGTAGAGTTTCTGAATCACATCGCGGCTGGAAACCGACGCATTAGCGTACGCTCCGGCCACGGCGTAGGCAAGTCAACCGCCAGCGCCTGGGCAATGCTCTGGTATCTGTTTCTGCGGTTCCCTGTAAAGATTGTCGTTACAGCGCCAACGTCAAGCCAGCTTTACGACGCCCTGTTCGCGGAACTTAAGCGCTGGGTTAAGCAGCTGCCGCCCATGCTGGCCGACCAGTTGGACGTGAAGCAGGACAGGGTAGAGGTGAAGGAAGCGCCCAACGAGGCGTTCATCTCGGCCAGGACAAGCCGAGCAGAGCAACCCGAAGCGCTCCAAGGCGTCCACAGCGACAACGTCATGCTGGTGGCAGACGAGGCATCCGGCATCCCCGAGGCGGTGTTTGAGGCCGCCGCCGGTTCCATGTCGGGTCACAAGGCGGTCACCCTGCTGCTGGGTAATCCTGTGCGCAGTACGGGTTTCTTCTACGACACCCACAACCGGCTGAAGGATGACTGGATCACCATGAAGGTGAGTTGCGCCGACTCTCCCCGCGTCAGTGAGGCGTACCTTGGAGAGATGGCGGCACGCTACGGCGAGGAGAGCAATGCCTACCGGATCCGCGTGCTAGGCGAGTTTCCGCGATCAGATGACGATACCGTCATCCCTATGGAGTTGCTGGAGATGGCGCAGCAGCGAGACGTTGAGCCGAGCCAGTCAGCGCCAATGGTCTGGGGTCTGGACGTTGCCAGGTTTGGGTCGGACAGGTCGGCACTCTGCAAGCGCAAGGGTAACGCCGTGACCGAGCCAATCAAGACGTGGAAGAACTTGGACCTGATGCAACTCACGGGCGCGGTGGTGTCCGAGTACGAGGCTCTGCCACCGTCAGAGAGACCTATGGAGATCCTGGTGGACAGCATCGGACTGGGCGCCGGAGTGGTTGACCGGCTCAAAGAGTTGAATCTTCCCTGTCGCGGCATCAACGTCTCGGAGTCACCAGCGATGGGCGCGACGTACCGGAATCTGAAGGCTGAGTTATGGCACAAGGCCAAAGCCTGGTTAGAGGGGCGGGACTGCAAGATGCCCAAGGACGAGGCTTTGGTCAGTGAACTTGCCATCGTGCGGTATTCGTTCACCAGTTCCGGAAAGATTCAGATTGAGGGCAAGGACGAGATCAGGAAGCGCGGTTTCCCGAGTCCGGACCGCGCTGACGCCTTTTGCCTGACGTTTGCGTCCGACGCTGTGATTGGTGCATTTGGCGGTGCTAAAGTATCCTGGAACAAGCCGCTGCGCAGGAATCTTCCTCGCGTTGCATAATTGCGCATCCAACCAAAGGGGTAATCTATGAAGATTGACAAGGCCGCAAAGAAGATCGCAAAGGTGATGGGCGAGTACAAGTCGGGTAAGTTGCACTCGGGCATGACCAAACGAGTCGTAAAGAATCCCAAGCAGGCAATTGCGATTGCATTGTCCGAGGCTGGCAAATCCAAGCCTATGCCAAAAGGGAAAATGTAATGGCAACGCAAACCCGTGACGTGCCTGGCAAGTACCAGGCTGCGATGAATCAGATGATGACACCGGCCAGCGAGGTGGCAAAGTGTCCTGCACCTACCCAGGACGTGGTGCTGAATCTGAAGAATCGGGCGAAGGCGATCACCACTGCCGCCTACGGCCCTGAGAATCCCGCGTTGCCGAACACGGCCTACTGGAAGAAGAAGGCTGACACCTGGGACGTTAGCGTGGATGATGCGAAGAAGAGCCGTTGCGGTAACTGCGCGGCGTTTAACGTGCAGGACTCAATCAAGCAATGCATTGCGAAAGGAATTGGAAATGAAGCAGACCCTTGGGGAACGATTGCGCTGGCTGATCTCGGATACTGCGAGATCTTTGACTTCAAGTGCGCAGCGAGTCGTACTTGCGATGCGTGGGTGGTGGGCGGACCTAATGACGGCGATACGGAATCGGTAGACACTAACTTGGGGCAATGATATGAAGATGGCAAAACCTGGACTCTACGCAAACATCAACGCCAAGCAGAAGCGTATTGCGGCTGGCTCCGGCGAGAAGATGAACAAAGTCGGAAGCAAGGCAGCGCCTAGCGCGGCCGACTTTCGCAAGGCGGCTAAGACGGCCAAGCCGGTGAAGAAGTGACCGCGGCCTGGCAACGCAAGGAGGGGCAGAACCCTAAAGGCGGGTTGAATGCCAAGGGCCGCGCCAGCTTGAAGGCTGCAGGCCAGGACATCAAGCCACCAGTCAAGTCAGGCGATAACCCGCGCCGTGCGTCATTCTTGGCTCGGATGGGCAATATGCCTGGCCCGGAGATGAAGGACGGGAAACCTACCAGGCTCTTGCTGAGTCTGAACGCTTGGGGCGCATCATCCAAGGCAGACGCCAAGGCTAAGTCGAAGGCTATATCCGCGAGGAACAAGGCTAAGTGACGCCAATCGGAATATGCTCAAAAAATGAGAAGTGCCTGCCGGTGCTACTCAAGTCAATTGAGTTGTATGTGCCTGATGATGTTGAGGTTTTCATAACCAGCCCAAACAAGCAGTCTCTACCAAAGCACAAAGTTCATCACTTTGTCCACACATATGAAACTGGAGGCGCTGCACATAACTTCATGGCCCACAAGATATTTGAGACCCATGAGGAGTTTGTGTCTATTGATGACGATGTAGTCCTTAACCCAAGCACATACAGCGTCTTGATGGATGACGTGAGCCACATAAAGTCAATGGGCTACAAGATTGGTCTTGTGGCAGGAAGGACCAACTACGCAAAGGGAAACCAGAATATTCGCACTGGTTCTGGCAGCCTAAGTTCTCTTGCATATGAGAGCGAAAACTTTATTGTCGAAACAGATTATCTGGCTGGAATTTTTGCCTGGTGTCAGAAGTCAACATGGGTTGATATTGCGCCAATAGACTGGTTTTCTGATGATGTACAGTGCGAGGAATATTTGAAAAACGAGTCTAGATTGTTTGTGTCACGCGCATATTTCCACCATGTTGGCTCGCAAACATTTGGATATGACTTCAAAAAGTGCAAACAGGATTCAGAGGCATGGTTGCGCGAAAATAGGCCCGATATGCACGCTAGGTACTTTGGAGGGAAGAAGTGATAAGCCCCATTGCAATCAGCACCGTCCACGGCAAAAACCTGGCGGTGATGCTGGCGTCTATCCGCGAGTATTGCCCCGAGATTCCCGTGTACTTGCGCGGTCCGGCGTCAGTCCTGGAGCGTTTTGATGCCGACGTGAAGGTGGTCGGTCAGCCCAGCAACTTCGGCGATGACTACAACCACATCATCAACTGCGCACTCAAGGACTTCGACTCTGTCGTGGTGGCGAATGACGATATTGTCCTGACGCCCACCAGCTACCGCGTCCTGATGGATGACGTGGACATCATCAGCGACCTGAGTCTGAACCCTGGGTGGGTGGCCTCTAGGTGTGATTCTGCGCGTGAGGTGCAGAATATTCGCTGGAATCCGGAGGGTGAGGCCATCGATATGTGCCGGTTCACGTCCGAGTCGAAGATTCGGCAGACAGACGTGATCTCGCCCATATTTGCCTGGATTTGTGCAGATGCCTTTGCCCAATGCCCATTCCCCCCACTGAACTGGTTCTCAGATGACGTGCAATGCGCTGACTTAGAGGCACTCGGGTACAAGAATTTTGTAAGCGCATCCTATGTCCACCACGTCGGCAGCCAGACTGTTGGCGTGGACGCCAACGCATTAACCCACCAGGCGATGCCCTGGCTTATGAAATATCGGCCAAAATATGTTCAACAATGGTTTAACGCTTGAACGAAAGATACCCGTATGAACATGAACGATATGCCAGTGACCACCGACGTGGCAGCCCAAGAGCAGATGGATGACACCGAGCTGGAGGCGATCATCGGACAGGACCTGACCGACGCCGTCAGTTATATCGATTCCGATATATCTCCCATTCGGGCGATGGGAACCGCCTACTACCGCGGCGACCCGTTTGGCAACGAGGAAGACGGGCGCTCCCAGGTGGTAGCGATGGAGGTGCGCGACACCGTCAGCGCCATGATGCCAAGCCTGATGCGGGTGTTTTTCTCCAGCGAGAACACCGTCGAGTATGTCCCCGAGACACCGGCAGACGTGGAGTACGCCAAGCAGGCAACCGACTACGCAAACTTCATCTTTAACCGTGACAACAACGGTTTTATGACCACCTACGCCATCTTCAAGGACTCGCTGGTCCGGAAGTGCGGAATTGCGAAATTCTGGTGGGAGGATTCCGAAAAGGTAGAGATCACCGATTTCTCTGGCCTGGATGACCAGACCCTGCAAATACTGATGCAGGAGCAGGCCGAGGTCAAGATTGTGGTCTCTTATCCTGATCCCGACGCGCCACCCATGCAGCCAATGATTGACCCTATGACGGGTCAGATGATGCCTCCCCCACCGCCACCCATGCTGCATGACGTTCAGATCAAGCGCGTTACCAAGGATGGCCGCATCAAGATCATGGCAGTGCCGCCCGAGGAGTTGCTAATTGACCGCCGAGCGCGATCATTTGATGATTGCAGTCTGATCGCGCACCGCAAGATGGCGACTGTCGCCGAACTGGTGGCGATGGGCTACGACGAGGACGAGGTGCTGGACAACGTAACAGCCTCCGACCTAGACGATAACGAGGAGTACCTGGCACGCCAGCCACTGGCAACGGCCATCGGACAGACAGACAGCGCCAACCCCATGCAGCGGCGCGTTCTGTACATCGAGGCGTACGAGCGCATTGACTACGACGGCGACGGAATTCCCGAGCTGCGGAAAATCTGCTGCATGGGTTCCGGCTACAAGGTGGTGCGGAATTTGCCAGCGTCCTACATCCCGTTTGTGGACTTCCCCTGCGACCCCGAGCCACATACCAGCCCTATCGAGGCGATGTCTATTTTCGACATCACGCACGACATCCAGGAGATCAAGTCAGAGATCCTGCGCAACACGCTGGACTCTTTGGCGCAGTCAATCCACCCGCGCACCGCAGTGGTCGAGGGACAGGTCAACATGGATGATGTGCTGAATAACGAGACCGGAGCCATCATTCGTATGCGCGCGCCTGGCATGGTGCAACCGTTCTCCAGCCCGTTTGTCGGGCAGGCCGCGTTTCCCATGCTGGACTACATCGACCAGATCAAGGAAGACCGAACCGGCATGAGCAAGGCCGCGATGGGTCTGAACGCAGACGCCTTGCAGTCCAGCACAAAGGCTGCGGTGGCCGCCACTATCAGCGCGTCCCAGGGCCGCATCGAACTCACGGCGCGGATGATGGCCGAGGGCATGAAGAAGCTGTTTAAGGGCATCCTGTTCCTGATGGTGACCCACCAGGACAAGCCCCGCATGATTCGCCTGCGCGACCAGTTTGTGGAGATCGATCCACGCGCTTGGAATGCGAATATGGACGTTTCCATCAATATCGGCCTG